AGATAAGCGTAAACTAGATAGGGGGACCCACCCCTCGTGGTGTTCTTTAATCTCTAGTTACACAATCTAGATGAAGGGACGCACCTTCAGTTGGCGAGTTTAAAAATGTCTTCCCAGGACGAGATGCTACAATTAATTCGGTGCTGGACTATTATATATTAACAAAGTTGGAACATTTAAGAAAAAGTGGAATGAGAAATCGGTTCCAATACTATGATACTCATGCAATGTTATGCCACTCGATTGAGTGGTATTAGATAATGGAGCAATAGTAGCTTCTATTCTAAATGAATCTTGTTCCGAATCATCAACAGAGCTTCCATTAACCCTGCTATTCAAATTCGTGGTTTCCATGCGATACTGGTTATACATCGGTACACTAACAGCCAAACTAGTTTGAGTCTGTTGATTAGTAACGCTCTGGCCACATGCACCAGCATTAGTACCCATTTGCATAAATTGATATGGCGTATTACTAGAAGTGCCACCAGAAGCAATAGTTGTTATAACTTTATATTCTGAAGCATTTCTAGTCTCATTAGTACGCCTAGCACGCAAAGATGGTATTGGAACAGGAGACGCCCAATTAAATTGCCAATGCGAAGCTCCTCTCATACCTATATAACATGGAGCTAGCCAATTGAATGGCACAGTAAAGACATAATTAAATGGGAAATTAGACCCAGGTACAGTTGTACCCTTAGCAGAATCAATTCCATTGGCATCGTAACCATAAGCTATGGGAAATCGTGATCTAACATAGCGCATTTGTTTGAATCTAGATCCAACATCTGCACCAATATCTGATATACGAACCAAGCTATGTCTACGAAGTAATTGTCTAAAAGATTTAATATTCTCTCCCATGTTAATTAAAAATCTATTTTCATCAGCATAACTATCATTATTGCCGGCTGACACCTGACTAGGCGTATCATACAACAATTCATCAGTTGATTGTAGAGAAAATATGGATGTATTTTGAGGCACATCTAATGGTGCGGCAAATTCAAAATTATCAGCCGCTCTTATAGATACAATCATCTGTATTGGAGCACTTGCTACTGGCGAAGTTTGCGAAGTAAATACACGAACCGTAATATTTCCATTATCAAATCGAGAATCTCTATTGTATGGAAATGTACTATCACCATAAAATTCAGTCTGCAAGTTTGGTAACGTTTGCAGCCATGGTAATGCTTGCATATACGGTACACGTATTTCAATATCGGCATCCTTAGTAATATCAACAATCTTATTGAATGCAACAGAACTTGACACAGCATCAGCTATAATATCGCCACTTGGATCCCATGTAATGCGAACTCTACCACGATGATATTTCGAACAAATGAAACGAAAGCGATATATAATATCACCACGCCAAAACTTAAACATATGTGATATATGAGCGATAGGAGTTGACTGTCGAAATATGCCAGATATGGCACTGTATTCAGGTACAACTCGTCCAGCAAAAATAATCTTGTCAATAGCATCTGTAGCAACCCAAGGAAAACTCTTAACATAAGATTCTCTCTGGATAAATGGAGTTATCATCATCTCATCATCAGAAGATAAACCAACAACTTTGGGATCGACCGTCAACTCATTCTTTGGATCTATGGTAAGTTTTTCCATTGGTTGCCCAATTTCAGAAGATGCCATTGAATGAAAAGCAAGACTCTTAAATGGCATGACATCAGAAATAACTGGGGTATTAGTAAAACCAAACCATGAAGCCACAGTAGCAAACTTTCCCGCCAGTGCACTAGTAGCTGTCATATACGATCCTATTAATGGCAAAGATCCTAATATTTTAGTAGCCCTAGATACAGCACTAGCTGGCGCTGACACTGGACCAGTATACATATACTCATCCTTGGCTTGCAAAATGTATTCCTCTCGAGACTGCAACGCAAGACCTACAGTTGGTGCGGTCACTCTAACATCTTCAGCCCACGCATAAACTTGTATAGTTACTCCAGCCCCAGCAACGGAATTTGCACTTTGAAGCGCTACAACTTCCCTCAATGTCATAGAGCCCATGTCATTAAAATCACCAATCTGCTGCACTCGCAGCCAATTTCTCTGATTAAAAAACGGTAACGTCATTTCACCGCCCTGGTTGCATTGTGGATACAACCAAATATGTGGACGTTGAGATAAAGGAACCAAGTCATCATCATAAGTGGAAACATTAACTATAGTACTCGGGTTGAAAGTCGTTAAAGGTTGATAAGCCATTATAGCACAGCCATAATAAAATGGCGATGCATTAATCATAGCTTTAACTTTAAGATTACAACTTAAAAGAGAAAAATTATCCAATTTTTTCCGTATACGAGTATCATTAAAATACAATGTCCAAGG